ACCCGCGTCTCTGGTAACCATCGTGTATAGGTATTTCTGTTCGGAACCTTGATAGTATCTGAGAGCAGTGGCACGCATCTGGATGGCACTAGGATTCTGTTTTACAACGAATCGAGGGTTATTGAACTTTGCCAGCAATTCAGGTGACTGTGTGTCCTTGCCAGCAGCCTGCAAAGACCGAAGTTTCCAGGATTTCCAGGACTGTATATCTTCCGCATCCTCTTGGGTCGGCTTGGTCACGGTTTTGGAAAGGTACTCTGCTTTGGTGATATCACGTGTTGTGTCCAACGTCAGTGTGATTCCCAATTGTTTGCAATTTCGCTGGAAGGTGTAGATATCCTTTACCTTCGTCATACCCCCTTTGAGCGAAGCCCACCACAAAGTGTCGTCGCTGGTATTGGCAAATTCGTTTTCCTCGAAGAATTGTGATGGGCTGTTGCCAGTGGTAAGGCACCAGGCGGTGATGATGCCGAGTCGGAAACCCCAACTGTTCGAAAATGTGGTGGATGTGAACCCGGTGGCCATCCCTTGATTCTTGTCATACACGCGGCCTGTCAGCGCAAAGTCAGAAAGACATAGCTGCTTCACATCAGCTAGTAAATCCCTCCAATTGCTGGCTTTGTATAAATATGGTACGTGCGGAACGTCTCGTTTGTGTTTATCCGATGGGTTGCCAATCTCGAATGAACCATTCCAATGTGCCGCGTCCGGTTTTTGCGAGCGATCGTGGACCAGGACCACTTTGCCAGACAGGTTAGTGTTCTCTGTAACATCATCGATCGAGATCAAATTTGGTGGGCTGCGTTCTGTGATGAGTTTGAAGACCTCGTCATCTGGAGCACTGATGCACAATGTCTCTTGTTGCGGCCGGGTGATTCCAATTATCCAGCTGTCCTGCAGTGCATCATACTTTGCTCGCATGACACTAGCAAACGCGTCTCCATTACCCGATTGATGATCCTTGAAAGAAAGTCGGTCCAGCTCGGCCAGCCCTGAGCAAATCAAGGGGTGGAGGCGACTGTCATATTCCGTTGCATCTGCCACGAAGTACCGGCCACCATCCAGTTTCATGCGATCAGCCATTTTCTCCCAAATCTTGCTCATGGTCTGATTCAAAGGCATGCCACTACCCATACCGGTTTCCTGCCAGGTTTCTCTTTTGTTCCGGTCGAGCTGGAACACGTGTTCCATGTATGTGGTCAAGATGAAAT